AGATTAGCCTAAGACTTCTTGAATCTGTGCTTCCACAAGGTTCTAGAATCCTTTGTGTCAGAGAAGATGAATTCAGAAACCTTGTTGTGCTAGGCGTAGAACACTCAGACTTTAATGAAGTACCTGAAGGCCAATTTCCTCCTGTACGTGAACTGATAGCACATAAAGACCCATCAATCCCAGGAGTGAGGCTAACTTATGCCGCATAAAGAGGTCACACAGAATGGAATCAAAATTCCATCAGTTACTCAAGTCATAAACGTCCTCGATAAACCTGGACTTTTGGGTTGGTATGGGAAACTGGGAAACGAAGAGTGCAATAAGATCAAGCGTGAGTCAGCGGAGTTTGGTACTGCAGTACATGACTTGATCGACCAGTTCCTATCTACTTCAAAAGGCGAGATATTCATACCACCTGAAGAAGGGCCAGAGCTTGTGTTGAAGTGCGCGGCAAACTTCAGGGAATGGTATAGGACATCAGGACTTGAAGTGCTGTCTACAGAACCAGTTGATGCTGTGATAAGTGCTCGGTATAACTTTCAGGGAACCTGGGACTTCATTGGGAGGAAAGATGGCAAGATTCTGGTGGCAGACTGGAAAACATCAAATCAACTCTACGACACGGTTGGCCTACAGCTTGCTGCCTACGCGCAGCTATTCGGAGAGAATAACGGATGGTCTGATAAAGACATTTTCGCTAAAATCCCTGACGGACTCGCTGTTAGAATTGATAAGAAATCAGCTAAGGTTTACACAAAAACATTCACAGGACTAGAGTTCTACTTCGAGACGTTTAAGCACTTAATCCATGCGTATGAGTTCCATACGCAAACAGGAGCCTGGGATCATAGAGAATAAGGCCTTGACAAATGGCGTTTTCGTGTTATACTAAAGCGAGGGAAAAATCTTGTTAGACTTTCTTGAATCACATGTGAGGCAGTTATACCGCTTGCTTGGTCACGGCGATAATAACGGCTACAGCGATCTCCGATGTATCAAACTGGATGAGAACCGAGTTATCAATCGGTCTATCGTTCAAGGTGAACATCTGGTGGTGGATTGGGCGAGGAAATACAATGGGCATGGAAATTGCTTTATTGGAAGGGCCGCTCGAAAAGAGGATGGTACTGTGCTTGAATTTAGCACGATCTCTTGCGATATTGACCCAGATAGAGAACGCGGTACAGCGGCAACAGTGGGACAGATGCAATCAGCTTTACTTGGAGCTAGGCAAATATTGCAGCGTTGTCCAGGGGGTTATCTCGCCACAAGCGGAAATGGAGCACTTGTCGTTTACCGATTGCCGAGTGCTATTCAAGATGGCTTTAAGCAATTTGAAATGGGCTTTAAGGAACTTGAAGAAGAGTTTCGTAAATTTCTTCAACAGGGGGTAAAATTAGATGCAACATACGACTCTGCAAGGCTGGTTAAATTACTGGGAACTGTATCAACCAAAGGCGATCAGAAAGAGTGGCGAGTCAGCCGATTCATTGACATACCAAGTTTGCCATTCAGACGGAACGGCGTTTTGGAGCGAGTTAGAGCGTGTGCGACTTCGTTTGATCGAAGTGCAGCGGCCCCAGTCCTCGCCAATACAGTATACGCGTCCCGCTCGGAATCCGATTTCGCTTTGGCAGTTCATTATAAGAAAGCAGGACTTAGCCGTGAAGATACCCTTGTGGCCCTCGGCAAACATGCTCTTGGTAGGAACGAAAGAAAAGACGACCACATCCGAATCGTTGACAAAGTGTTCGCAACGCCAGAAGTGCTCGCCGTGCAAGAAGGACTCAAAGTGCCGCTCCAATACTCTACGCCAAACGGGAGTCTCGATGACCACAGAGAACGATTGCTTAAACGATCCGAGTATCAAAAACCTGAAATGCCTATCGGACTCGCAGTTATTGACAAGCACACCTGGGGGCTCAGGCGTGGCGAAATCTTCACGATTGCAGCTCGACCTGGCGTTGGCAAGACTTCAATCGCTATCTCAATCGCTGCTAGGTTGGCAAGGGAAGGCAAGCGAATACTATTCTTCACTTCCGAAATGTCTATTGACTCTACCTACGACAGACTCCTACAAGTTCTATCAGGATTGCCAGGAGATAAGTTTACGACTGGCAAATTTACGGATGATGACAGAACGAGACTTGACGCAGCTTATGAGGAACTTAAAGGATTTGGAATACGACTTGCTTTGTGTGATGCGTGTTCACCAGACATCAGCCAAGTAAAGCATGTAGCTAACGAGGTTAAACCAGACCTCCTGATCTATGACCACATTCAGCATATTGGAGGAGAAACCGATGGAGCAAGAGCTAACGTCTCGAAATTTGTCAGAGGGCTTAAAGACGTTGCGCGAGAACTTGGCTGTGCTGTACTTGCGCTTAGCCAGATTAGAAGGTTACTTAAAGACCTCAAAACTGGCAAAGAGGTCAGACCCACAATCAGTGACCTTAAAGAGAGTGGTACGATTGAGGAAGAAAGTGGAGCGGTATTGCTCCTTAGTGTCTTATCTGAGGAGCCGGACAGTCCAATTCGTCATCTGTACACTGAACTCGCTAAGAACCGATATGGCCCTATTACAGTAGTTGGCGTGGAGTTTGATAAGTTCACGGCACACTTCAAAGATATGGAAGTGATGGAATGAGCTTTACAGACGACGATTTGAAACGGTTGAAGAAAGATTTAAGAGACTACCCACAAGCAGGATCAGGAGTATGGTCAAACCAAAGCATCCTTGGGCTTGTCGCTCGTCTGGAAGCAGCAGAGAAATACATAAGGCATCGCACCTTCAACTCTTTATCGGCATGGCGAAAGGAGACTGGAAAATGATCCGCAAGGGATTAAAAGAAGTCAGACGGTCAACAAAGGGAAATACGTACATTGCGGCTGGCATTGTGACAGATCAGAAGGCTATCGGCTGTCCAGAGTGCGATACGGTGTACCTTCAACTTCATAGAGACGGTGATGGGACACAGACACTATGCGTAACGCCAGAAGAGGCAATAATTATTTGCAACGCCTTGGAAGCAGCTGTTTACGGAGGAGGCCGCTAATGTTTAAACTTCGGGTGTACTTGGCGCAAGCCATGACGAACAAATTTTGCGACGAGATCATTGCTGAAGCAAAAGAGGCCCAGGCCGCTTTCGCTAAGTACGGAATCGAAGTTTGGAGCCCTTCCATTGTAGAAGGTGTGCCTGAGAAACATGTAAAACTCACAAGCATTAGTAAAGAAGATTTGATGGCGAAATGGGAGATTGATAAGAAAGATGGTCTACGAACATGTCATATAATGTATATTGCCAGTGGGGATCAAGGTAGCCGTGGAGTAGGTCAGGAACGTGGCCATGTGCGCTGGTATCTTTGGCGACCAGTTATTAGAAAGCACGAAGGGAAACACTATTTTAGTATCACAGATATTGAAGAAGATGGTGCTCTCACAAGCCACAGACTAGCGGCAGCGTATGTCAACAAATATTGGAATAGCCGCTCTAAGTGGGTGATGTTTAAACTTCATCATATCTTATTTGGGATACCGAAGTTCATCTGGATTCAGGTTAAGAGTTTGTGGCTCTAATGGATATTAACGACGCAAAAGAATTGACTCCGTATCAGACAGAGTTTTTAAAGCTCTTACGAGAAATTCGAGAAGCCATTAAGTCCCTCAAGGAGGATTAAATGTTAGACACGACAATTCCGGCGATCAAAATTCTGTTCAAGAAACTACTTGAAGAGAAGGAATTGGGAAGTAATCAACTAGCCTATATAGATGAACTTTTATCGGAATTGGAGAACTAAGATGCCATTCGTGACGCAACCTCATAGAGATAACCCAGACCCTCGTATTGTTGGCGACCTATGCTACCAGTTTTACAAAAGCATGGTTGACACTTGGAAACAAAATCCAAGATGGACTACAGCGCATGAGATTTACTTAAAGATGCGACTAAATACGAACTGTCTCACTCTGGCAGCTGATTTGAACAAACGAACAGCTTATGAGCTGGCTTGGCAAGTGTTTTTCATAAAATATGTGATAGTTTACGAAAATTTGAAAGAGGCTGAGAATGGAACAATCTAGTCCGTTGACGAAATATGGTCTCTTTGGCTGGAACTATCGTCATCTTCTATCGCATCCTTGGAAACTAGTGGAAGAGTGGTATTTTCATAGCAAGTGGTTCTTTCAACGAGGATGGCGCGGATACGCTGATTGTGACGTGTGGTCTTTAGATGGCTACTTGCTTAGAACTATTCCTAACGCTTTAGATCAGCTAAGAAAAGAGTGCCACGGTCATCCTTGTGACCTATCTCCTGAATCTTGGGACTATATCCTTGAAAAGATGGCTGATGGGCTTAGAAGTGAGGACAAGTTGATGAACTTCGAGTGGGAAACTGAAAGAGAGCGATTTGCCCTTGAACGTAAGGGGAAAGACGGAATGCGGTTGTTGTTCGAGCGATTCCATGACCTTTGGGACTGAGGACTAAAATGGAAGGACTAGTAATTTACTCAGTAGCTATCCTGATTACGGCTCTTGCGTATTACGTGATGAAAGAGGTGCAAAAATGACCTTCGGAACAACGACTGACGTTAAAGCAAAGAATTTCGTAAAGTTCGCTGAACTGATCGGTGGACAATTCGCGCATGGCGGCGACAAGTACAAGTTGCAAGGATTCGAGGATAGAGAAGCTACAGATGTCATTTCTAGCGTCTTTGGAGGCCCAACAGAGTTCGACTGGATTCTAGGAACTATGATGAAGTACCTTTTTAGGTTCAAGAATTTCCAACGAGAAAAGGATTTACTAAAAGTGGCGACCTATTGCTACATTCTCTGGCTAAAACAAGGTAATCATCTAAAAGAGGTACACGACACTGATACGGCCCCTAATGGTGGGTCAAAATTCGAGGTTTTGAAATGAAAAAAGTAGGTAAAATCTCAGCCATTCTGGGTATCTTTCTAATTGTCTTTGTAGTCGGTATGCCTATTCTTATCGTGTACGAGACTGTGTTATTCTTTGCTCAAGTCTACGATAGAGTCTTGGAGGTTTGGTACAATGAAAATTGAAATTGACGACATTGGCTGGTCTCAGAAAGAAATTGGAGAGAGAATCCTTCGAGCTTATGAGGCTGGTGAAATTTCTACTGGCAGAGCTTACGAATTGCTGAAGAAGCTGTTTAACGGGCATAAGACATGGAATCCTGCCCTAATTTGGGAGAACTGTTAAGTGATCGACTTCGGACCTGATCGTTTTGGCGTTGAACTAAAAATCAACCCAGAGGAGCTTCCTAATGGTAAAACCCTTATCGTGGATGTGGAGACAGATGAGCGAGGGAACTTTGTTGGGATCGGCATTATGGATAGCCCTCTTTCCGTTAGCTATTTCTCTGT